GTGTTGGATGTATACCTTGTGTCTCACTCATATATGTTTCATTACCATCAAAAACTATAGTGCCATCACTTGCTATGTCTTCACTACCTTTAAACCATATACCTTCACTCTCTTCATTATCATAAAATTCTTTTGTAGATACTGCACGTGCTTCTGGTATATACTCATTTATTTCTAAAATTAAATCATTTTCTTTCATATTATTTCCTTTGTATTTTAATTATATTTATAACTCTTATCTTCCATAAAGTCAGCCCATAATTCTAATAGGTGCATCTCTATTTCTGCTTTAGACTCATTAGGATTGTAATAATTAAAAGTATCTATAGCTAGGTCGACTGCTTCTGCTTCGTCATAAGGACTATTAAAATCTTTTACTCTCCAAAAATCTATAATCATTTCTTCATACTCATACTCTTCATCTAGTAATAAACTATTTTGTAACATTGTCATATTTTTATTTCCTTTATTTTATTTATGTAGCTAATGATTTATTAATACACTAGCTACATAATATTGTCAAGTGTTATTTATCCTTCTAAATTTCTTCTATCCATATTCCAGAAAGTACCAAACTTATAAAAGTATAGTGCCAAGCTACCAAAGTATATAGAACATAATGTATCCTTGCCTATACCTTTAAAGCCATACCATACGTGACATCTACCACGTTTAAACATTCTATTAGGTCTAATTCTATATTTTATATTTCCAAATAAGTTATTCATGTTTTTATTTCCTTTTCATTGTTATTGTTATTATTAATATATATTACTTATTATATAATATATATATTTATACATGTCAAGTGTTTTTTTATATTAAACATATTATTATTATACATATCCAATATATTAATTCACTATCCATATTATAAATCCCCTTCTACTGTTGCATAGGCTATTATTATTAAACCTATAAACATAGTTACTATTAATATATAAGATAACCAATAATAACCTATTGATAATGATAAAACAAAATTAATTAAACCAAAAAATAATAATATAAAACCAGTACAAAATAAACCTGTACCTGTAAATAGTTTATGCATTGTTTAAAACCTCTCTACTATTTAAAATATTTAGATAACTTTGTGTTAATGTTTCTAAATGTTTTATTTCTTCAGCTTGCATTCTATTTAAATTTTTACTTGTTTTAATATCATCTATATCATAATCTTTATTATTAAACTTTATTAATTCCATTGTATTAATCCTTTCTATTTTATAAACCAATGATTTACAATTTCAGTTATTTTAAAACTAACATCATTACAATTATGAACCTGTTTCATAATGTCATCCCTCTCATCTTTCATAATCTCATGCATTTGAGGATGTTCAGAGCTAAAATTTTCGTCTGCTATTTTTTCCATATCATCAGCTATTTTTGACATTTTTATAGCCATTGCTTGCATTCTTTCTTTTGGGTTTTTCATTGTATTAATCCTTTATTTTTATTAATGTTATTTATTATATAATTTATTTATTTTATCTTGTCAAGTATTATTTTTATTTACCATAATGGTAATAATTACCACTATATAACTATTACCATTATGGTAATAATTACCACTATATAACTATTACCATTATGGTAAATATTTATTATACTTGTTTTACAAAACCTTGTTTAATAGCATTATTTAAACTTTTAATTCTCATATCTTTTTTATGACTTGCTTTATATTTAAAACGCAATCCACGTATACTAGATTCATTTAATTTAGTTCTATTTTCTGCAATAAAGTCATTTTTATCCCCATCAAATACCTTTAATACTTTATCACCTAGCTTATATGTTTTTGGTAATTCTTTATTTCTTGGCGTATCAAATACAATAGCTAAATCTAAACCATTTTTAATAGCTATTAAACTTTTATTAATATCATTATCAGTAACACTATACGCCAAATGATAGTTTTTATTTTGCTTTCTATTATAATGTTTAGTATAATCATAACTTACATTATCAATATTATCTAATTTAGTAGACTGTATAAATTTATCTATTACATTTATCATAGTAGTAGATTTATTATTATATATTACTTGTATACTTTCCCATTTAATATCTTGCGATATATTCCCCCTATAAGTCATAATTAATTTATTTTTAATACTGTAATGACTTTCTAACTCTATAGAACGTATTAAACAAGCCATGAATAAACTAGGGTTAGAAGTAAACATATTTTTTCTATTTAACATTGCTTTTCTTTTTGCTGGTATATATGCTGGATTGCCAGCTTGCCATATAACACAATTAGAACGACAAGACTTTGTAGAATTATTACATACATTATATATTATATTATTATTCTTATTATTATTTAGAACATGGGGTGCAATCGATAATCCTATGCTATACAAATTTAATTCTTTTTTATTCTTTTCTAGTTTAGGATTGCTTTTTGATAATAGAGTAGTAAAATTATAATCTTTAAATACCTTTGTTAATTGTGATTTATTCATAGATAAAACTTTAATACCATTATAAACTATATTATCTAAGTCATAGATATTATTAGTTAATTCTTTATTAAAATCAATTTTAATCATTTTATTAAATCCTTTCAATTATTTAATTTTATAATTATCTAATATAGATTTACCTTTTTTAGTAATATGATATTTAATCTCTAGTTCTTTATTAATTAAATTACTACTAATACTATAAGCAAGCATAGAATCGCTTTTTGTAGTTAAAACTTCATTATTAAAATATAATTGAAATTTAGGATTCCCATTTATAGAATTGTTTAATCTTTTTATATTTGTTAGTCTTTTTATTTCTGTAATCATTTTATTAAATCCTTTATGTTAATTAATATTAATTAATATATAACATCATATAATAATTAATGTCAAATAAAAAATAAATAAAAATATATATTCATCATATTAATTCATCATACTATATATATAAATATAATTAATCATCATATATAATAGATGTATAGCTATATATAATAAGTATAATAAATGTTGGTAAGTCTATATATACAACCATTGTTTAATATATTCTATAATATATATAGATTGATATAATACCTTTAAAGACATAAAGAGGGTGATAATATTAGGAGTCTATCCAGTTTATAAAGTCTTTGCTTAAAAAATAAGCATAAGGTATCTTTTTGCCTAAAAAATAGGCAGTCTATGAAGATATCAAAGACCCCCCCCAAAAAAAACACGCACGTATACTATATATATATAAGGTGTGCCATATATGCAACAAAAATAACAGGATCTGTCATCATAATAAAAATAATTAAAAAAGTACTTGACATTTAAGTGGGGAGTATGTATAATTATATATAATATATATAAACAAAAGTACTAAGTACTTAGTATATTTGTTTTTCTTTTGTTTTTCTTTTATAAATAAATATAAAAACATACAACAATATACTATAAGGATACAATATCATAGAAACTATAGAGACTATAGAGACTAATGAAGACGCAAACACTCTCTTATTGTTAAATAACTTGTTAAACATTAAAGTTATGCAAGAATCTAAAGATGACTTTATCACATTTGTTAGACAAATGGCTCCAACACTTGTTTCAGACTTTAAGATGGGTAAACATATTGAAGTAATATCAGAGAAATTACTACAATTAGAACGTGGAGACATAAAACGTCTAATGGTTTTCTTACCACCACGTTCCTCTAAGTCTGTTATCTGTTCTAAATTGTTTCCTGCCTGGTATATAGGAAGGAATCCAGAACATGAGATACTTACTGTTTCCCATTCAGACCAGCTATCAAGCGATTTTGGTCGTAGTGTCAGGGATATTGTCAATACTGAAGAGTTTCAAGATGTTTTCAAGGGAGTGTCCCTACGATCAGATGTACGAGCTGCAGGAAAATGGAAGACTAACAAAGGAGGACAGTACTATGCTGCAGGAGTTAGATCCCAGATTGCAGGAAGAGGTGCACACATTGCGATCCTTGATGATGTCATGTCAGAAGAAGACTCATACTCTGAAGCAGGTAGAAGATATGTTAAGGAATGGTACCCAGCAGGACTAAGAACACGTATTATGCCTAATGGTTCTATACTAATCATTAATACAAGGTATCATTATGATGATCTTTGTGGATGGTTACTAAAACAAGAAGATAATGCAGGAGATTATGATGTTATACCTTGGGATGTTGTACGTATTCCTGCATGGTTAGACGAAGAAGCTGCAGAATTACTAGATCTTCCAGTAGGTTCTAGTTATTTTCCTGAATGGAAACCAGATGAAGTGTTACGTGTAGATGAACACGAAATAAAAGCATCTAATGGTAGTAGATATTGGAATGCTCTATATATGCAGGACCCAACACCAGACGAAGGTGGACTTATAAAGAAGAAATGGATTAAATGGTGGGAATATGACGAACCACCACCCTGTGATTTTATTCTTCAAACCTATGATACAGCTTTCTCTACAAAAACTACAGCAGATTATAGTGTCATACAGACATGGGGTATNTTCTCTATGTATGATCAAGATGAAGAAGGATATGAATCTTATCAAGGGAATCTTATTCTTNTAGGAAACATTAAAGGTAGATTTGAATATCCAGAACTNAGACGTATGACACAATTATTATATCAAGAACATAGACCTGATGTATGTATGGTAGAAAAGAAAGCATCAGGACAATCATTGATACAAGATATGCGTAGAGCTGGTATACCTGTG